GTAGCCCATCGTGCATGAAGCACACGGGCGGTGAAGTGAATCCCGCTTTGAGACCTATCTCCAACCACTGTTCGACAGTCAGTTTGGAGATGTCCACTAGAACGCTTCTTCTTCGAGGAACTTTGGTGTCCCGAACGCCTTGGCAATCTGACCCACAACTTGCTCGGTCTTGTCTGCGATAACAGGACGGAACCTGCACGACAGACCCACCTCGTCAGCGAGAATCTTGGTCGTCCACTTCTTCTCACCCGTCTTCTTGTCCTCGTATGAGGAGATGTCCAACTTGCCGACAACCATGACATGAGACCCTTTCTCAATGGATGAGGCGGCGTGTTCGGCTACCTGCCCGAAGACAGTGACGTTGTGCCACACGGTCTGCTTCTTGTCGTCTTTGCCTGAGGTGGTGGCGAGGGTGAATGTTCCCATTGCCAGCCCTCCTGCTGTGTACTTCAACTCGACGGGCTTGCCCGCGTTGCCGATAACTGTGATGGTGTTCATCGTTTCCTTCTTTCTTGTAGAGGCACTCGATTGTTCGAGTTGCTGTTCTTATCACGCCCAGTGCAGTAATGCTCTGGAGGTTCTAAGAGTCTGATATGGGTCGTGAGGCGCATGGCGCAACGGTCGCACTCCCATTCGATTCGTGTACGTCCCTTCATAAGGCAAGGTTATCTTACGGGTAGATTGCCCAGGGTCCCCAGCCCCAACCGTAACGGTCGACACCATAACGGTGGATGGCTAGCCCTGCGATGAGGCAAGTTTTTGGTTCGTACAATTCTGATGCCCTTTTGATAACTCCACTTTGGCGTAGGTATTTCACCCAAAAGAGGTTGATTTGGAGGAGGCATACGCTTCCACCGTTCGGGTCGTCTGGGTTGAAAGCGTCAGCCTTTCCGCGTGACTCGCGCCAGATGACACGGTCAAGGATGGGTAGGTCTTTCTCTGCCCAACCAACTTCTCTTGCCAGCGCCCACCATTGTGCGACTTTGGCTGATGCTGGGATGGGTAATGGTTCTTCTCTGACGTGACGGATATTCATGCGACTTGCTGGCGACCCTTCTGTTTCTGCGGTTGGCATTGCCATTGCCATCGCGCCCCCCAAAATTACTGCGGTTACTACTGCGGTACTTACGATTCGTTTTATCATTGGTCCTCTAGTCGTAGGCGGATACTGTCATCAACTCCCTTACTTGGTCTGGGTATAGCAAAAATCCTTTCGCTGGATTGTCGGAGTCTGGCGCTGCTACCAACTGTCTGATGTTGGCGACGTTATGTTTCAGGTAGCGTTTCAGTCTGGGTACTTCAATTATAGCGAACGCCGTAGGAGCAAACAAATACACCCACCATCGGGCTTCTGTCACAGCAATACCTGACGGTTTCCATCCAGTATTGCGTGGGTTTTGTTCGAACTCTACGAAGATACGTCCGTTGCGGAAACGGTCATACTTCACTTCGAACGACCCTTGGCTCAAGTCTTGGAGGAATTGTGTGACAAGTTCTTCGCCTTCATGTCCGAACGCTAAGTCTTTAGTGAAATCGAACTGTTTGATGTCGTGTGTTGGTTCGTATCCGTGTGTACGGATGTCACCATCCACGACACTCCTCCTCGTAGTGTTGCTTCGCGCCCTTGCAATCTCCTTCTTGGATGAACTCGTGCATGATGCCCGCAATGTTCTTCCACTTCTTGAGTTCTTCTTCGAGTCGCTTGATGTGCTCGGTCATTACCGATAGCGGGTCTTGCATCACGCCACCTCCCCGTATCCTGCCTTATGTAAGAGACGCACCATGTCCTCAAGACGCATGACCGCGTACTGTTCCTCACCCGTGTTGTGTCCATTGCGTTTCACGACAAGGATGCCGTAGTCTGCGCCAGCGTTGCGGGTCTCCGAAACAGTCTCCTCAATCCATGAGGACAGTTCGTGACGCTTCGCCGCTTTACATTCAAACACGAGTGGTCCGCATCCGCCGATGTCGCCCTTGTCGAGTGCGCCTTGGAGTGCGCGACGCTCAGCATGGGGGAAGCCTGCGGTTTGTAGGTAGCGGGCGATGAGGGTTTCGAATCGTGTGCCAATGATTTTGCTTCGGTTAGCCACGGCTCATCTCGTTCTGTAGCAGTTCGCGGATGAGCGCAGACCTGGATACGCCGCGTTCTTGGCAGAGACGTTGCATGGTGTCAGCCTGTGCAGTGGTAATGCGCAAGGCAATCATCTTGGTTGAACGGTCTTTGCCTGTGGGGTCAACGGTTCGTTTTGCTGGCATCACTCACCATCCTTGAACGCTTTGAGTTCGTTGAAGGCTTCGCGCAATTTGGCGAGGTCTTCAGCGGTGGCTTTATCAAGGTCGACGTTCGCGTTCTTTGCGACAGTCAATGGTTGGATGGATGCTTTCGCGCAGGCGGCGAAGAACTGGTCTAACTGTTCTTTGCTGAGTGCGGTGTTTGCGGTCACGGGTGAAGGCGTAGGTACTTGTGCTTTACCAGTTGTGCGCAAGCCCGAGGACGGGATAACTCCCTGCGCCTTCCCCGCTACTTCTTGTCCTTCCCATTCTTGTTTCGTCCACAGCGACAGGCAGATACCGAATCGCATTGCGGCATTACGAAGAAAGTCTCCGACGAGTTCTTTGTCAAGGTCAGGCTTGTCGTGTTTGACTGTGCCGACACCAAGCAACTGCTTGCCATGCACATAGAGGTGACCCCACATGACTGCCATGCCGTTGACGACATGAATAGCGGGGCGTCCGTTGTCCCAGCCTGCTGGTTCCCACCACCACATCGGGTCTATCTCGATGAGGATTTTGGTGATGTCTGCGTGACCGACAAAGTCAAGTTGGGTTCCTCCGCGTGGGAGTTTGCCAACAATCTTCGGGTCGGGTACACCGTAGTTGTCGAGGATGGCGCGTAGCGCTGTATTCGCTTCTGTGTTTTCCATTACTTTTCCCCCTTGAGCAATAGCGTGCGTGTGGTTACTGATTTACTATATTTGTTGGCGAGGTCTGGCTCCATCGCCTTCAGTGTCTTGATGTCGAGGGACTGCCAGGTTCGTCCCTTCCATGTGGCGATGATGGTTCCGTTGACGGTGGCATACTCGTTCTGCCCCATCAGTTCACACAGTTCCGCTTTCAGTTTGTCCTCAAGTTCGGTGAGACCCTTGAGTTCCCGTTTCACATGCTTCAGTTGTGCAACCAAATCCTCAGCCGTAGCAGGTAGTTCGACAGTCGTAGGCTCAGGCTCCGAATAGCGTGTGCTGATGGTTTCATAAGACCAGTTGACTCCTTCTGGTGTGATACCTAGGTCGATGCAGGTCAACCATTTGGATACGGCTTCAACATGCTCTGCTTTCTCATCGGCAGACACATCCTGTCTTACGATATGGAACGCCATCGTGGAGTCAAAGATTCCCCAAGTGACGTGGTCTACATCCGCGCAGATTGCCTGCTGGACTCCCTGGATGCGCCAGTAGTCGAACAGTTCTCCGTCGAACGGCTGGGACAAGGTCTTGATTTCTAGGACGTGACGGGTGTCGCCGTCCTCATAGAAACCATCCAGTGTGGCAATCATGCGGGCTGAACCGTCATCGGATTCGGCTACGAACATTTCCTCGGGGGTGGTGTAGTTGATTCCTGTGCGGTCGATAGCCCACTTGATGCACAACGGTTCGAGGTCGTTGCCTCGGGTCATTGCCCAGGTTGGTGCGATAGGTGCGGGGGGTATGTCACCTAACAGTTCTGCGGCGTATTGGTCGGTGGGTACGAATCGGTGTAGCCCGTAGATTGCGGCGACCGCTGAGGCAGAGACACGCTTGCGTTTCTGTTCGTCCCAGAATCGGACGGCTAACCAATCTGATTCGCCGTGTGTTGGTTTGGATATGCGGTAACGCTTCATGCGTTGCTCCCTTCGTTTGTTGTTCACCAACCACCCTACACGAGGGTGATACCGTATGTCAACTGAAATCTTGGAGAATTTTCAGGTCACGCACCATGCCAACAGGGATATGGATTGCGTGGATTCCTTCACCTTTGCACAGGGTCTGCCAGAGTGTGACGTGCTGGTCTTTCGAGCCTGGTTCACCGACAGGGATGTGGAAGCCGACTGAGTTGACGATGCACTCGCCGTCGTCGTCGTAGTCTTTGAGTTCGAGCCATCCGCCGTCAGACATGTGGGTGTCTGCCCATGTGACCATGACGATGGGGTAGCGGTTCCCTTGCTCCATGTGGTTAGGCTACCAGTTGGGTGCGACGCTGTTTCGATTCGATGATTGCGCGGTCCAGTTCCTGTAAGGCTCTGAAAAATTCGTCTTCTTCGGTGTGTCCTGCGACTCTGGCTCGGACCAAATATTTCCGTATTGCGTATAGCGTTTCGGATGTCATAGGGACTGCGACGATAGCAGCCCATCAAACTGTTTTGCGATTCGTCAGTGATGCGTTTCGATGTGTCTATCCAACTTGGAATCGACACGGTCAATCTTGTCCTCGACGTTGCCCTGCTTCTTGTACACCATCTTCAACATGCCCATCACGACCTCATGGTCGGACGCATTATCTTTCTTGAACTTCTGGATGATGGTGACTAGGACAGAAAAAGCACCAGCGACAACAGCACTAAGAAAGACAGACCAGCCAGCATCCACATCAGGCTCCCTTTGATTCCTTCCAAGCCTTCACACGCTCAGGCACATCATCGCCCGCAACGTAACGCAGATGCCACGGCTCTGACGGGAGAACTTCCCACGAGAAACCGAACGAGACAGCGTTCTTGGCAAGCCACTCAAGTCGTGCACCCGAAGCGTTAGCAATGTCGATTGCGATGCCGTAGTTGTGCTGGCTGGTGCCAGGGACCGCGAGTTGCGCCATCCCCTTCTTCAGATACCAAGCCTTGCCCTTGTAGATGCGCGGCTTCTGCTTCATCAAGGCTGGCTTCGGGTTGTCGGTGTATCGTTGGAAGAACCCGTACTCCTGAACCGCAAGTGAGCGATATGTGTCCGCTGGGCTAGTCGGGCTGAGGTCAATTCCTTCTGCGTTAGCGGCAGCGTCCATCGCCTCATATGCGTCAGCCGCACAATGATGCAACTGACCCTTGCCTTCAATCTTGCGAAGAAGACTTGGGTCGAGTTCACCTGGCTCCACGTTCTTGAGGTGGGAGCACAACTTCACCTTGATGATGGGAAGTTTGGCGATGTCCACCTTCGCCATTATGCGGTCGCCTCATCCTTCTTCTTCGGTGCGCCAGCACCAGCGAACGCGGCTTCGATTTCTTCCTTGGTGAGAGTGCCATCCACGCTGTAGCGGAGCAACTTCTCGATGACCTGGGCGCATGCCATGACGCCTGCGAGGGCGGCTGACTTCCAGAGTTCGACTCCGATGATGGCACCACCTGCGACTGCGGCGAGAGCCGAGGAGCCGAACAGGGCGAAGATGCGGAAGATGATGTTCTTCAACTTTTCCATTAGTCAGAGTCTTTCTGTGCGAGAGTGATTACCGAATGTAGCAGAATAGTGAACCCTGTAATCAGGGTTGCCTGCCGTAAGGTAGGACCCGAGAGGGTGATGAGGACCATGCCTGTACCTGCCCAGGTCCATGCGTTATCGACGAGGTAGGTAAGTACTTTCTTCATCAAGGTCGTATTCTAGTAGGTGGTGGGAGCATGGTCAGAACGGCTCCGATAGCGACCAAGGTACGGCGTGTCCCGACAGGGATGTTGGAGCCGACAGGGACATAGGTGTCTAAGCCTGTCTTGAAGATGTCAACGTTTTCCTCGAAGGTTTCACGGATTTCTTGGGGTGCGTCTTGGACGGCTTCAATGAGGGCAGCGACTTGGGTGTCGTCAAGTTCGGTGACGTCGAGCGCCTCAAAGATTTCTTCGGCTTGGGTGGTGCTAACTACAGCAAGCACTTGTGCGTTTGTGGCTAGATAGGCGGCTTGGTCAGGGCTGGGCGCGGTCTGGAGGATGGCGTCGACCGCCTTGGCAACCTGCTCGGGGGACGCGATAGGAGCCTCTAGGACGTTTTCGGGGGTGTCGGGTACGGTTTCGGGGGTTGCGCTCACGGGAGGGGCTGTGGACGCGACTGGTGCCATTGTGGTGGCAGCCGCTAGGGTGGTGGTTGTCCGTACCGTGGAGGGGGGAGCGAGTGATGTGGTTGGAATTTCTGGCAGCGTTGTTGGGGGTGGTGGTTCTGCCGTTGTGGATACTTCAGGAACGGTCGTGGCGGGTGCAGTCGTGGCTGATGTTGGTGGAGGTACCCATTCTTGTGTGGTTGACGTGGCAGGTGGCAACGTACTCGTCGTAGTGGTCGTTGCAACCTGAGTGGTAGTGGTGGTACTTTCCTCAGTGGTTGTCGTGGAAGGAGGAAGCGATGAAGTGGTTGACGTTGGTGTTTCTGTTGTCGATGTACTGGGCGCTTCGGTCGTCGAGGTCGTAGTTTCCTGAACTGTCGTAGAAGTAGTGGTCGTGGCAGGGACAGTCGTTTCTAGGACAGTAGAAGTAGAGGTCGTCGTCGGTGGGGTGGATGCTGTTGTATATGCCCATTCGGGGACTATCTCCCAACCGATGCCGTCAATGTTCCATGCGAGCATATAGCACGTTCCGCCTCCAGCCTCAAAGAACCAGCCGTCAAGAGGGTTGGGTCCTGGGTCTAGTTCGAGTGTGACGATAGGGGACCATGAGCAGCCTTTGAGATTCCAGGTACCAAACTCGTTGCCGTCAATACTGACCGTGCCGCCATCATCTGCGGCAACCATGAATTGAATCGTGTCGTGCTCGGGGATGTCGATGAATCCGCTGTAGTGGACCATGAAGAAGTCCCAGCCACAGTCCTGGAATGGTTCGCCGTTGAAGTTGCGGTTGATGTTGTTCTCTACCTCGGACCCACAGGTGGGGTAAACGTCATCTGACCTGACGGGCGGTATCTGGTCAATCGTGTAGCCGATTGCGTTCAACCCTGGTTCGGGTTCAGCGCTGGCTTGTCGTGGCAGTAATGCGAAGAAGGCGACTGGAAGAAAAACTATCCAGCGACTACCGCGTTTCACTCAGGGTCGGTTGGAAGTTCGGGCACGACAGGTGCCTCAAAGTCCTCGGTGCCCTCGTTGTAGGTGAAACCGACACCCGCATAGGTCTTGCCTGCGGTATCAAAGAATGTTTCAACCCAGCGACCTGGATAGCGGTCTGGGTTTTCTGCCATGAAGTCTGCTGTTACGACAGCAACATGGGTGACGACATTGTTTTCATCAAGTTGTGCGAAGTATTGCGACATTGTTATTCCTTATGCGTTGTTGCGGTAACGAACATAGATGATGCCAGAGCCACCAGAGTTGGCGGATTGGGTGCCCGCGCCATCACGACGACCACCACCGCCACCGCCACCAGAGTTTGCTGTTCCAGCAGTAGCAGAACCGCTGTATGCGCCAGCGCCACCGCCACCAGTTCCCCCAGAACCAGCAGCGCTGCCTAGGTTCCCAGAACCACCACCGCCACCGCCACTCTTGTAAGTCGTTCCAGCGGATTGACCAAGCCAGGTCGAAATGTCTTTGCCTGCTCCACCGTTTGCACCGTTGGCGGTAGTAGCCGCTGTTCCGCTTGCGTTTCCACCACCACCTCCGCCGCCACCTTGCGAGCCAGATGCCCCAGCACCACCAGAGTTGCCTTGATTCGGGACGGCAATTCCACCAGCACCACTGCTACTTCCACCGCCTCCAGACCCACCCATGTGCCCAGCAGGACCATCGGCGGAACCGCCGCCGCCACCGCAACCAGCGTAGGTGTTGATTACGGATGCGTAGCCACCGCCACCCTGCCCAGTGTTCCCACCAGAAGCACCTCCAGCACCGATGTCAACCGTGTAGGAACCAGCAGCAAGATAAACGGTGTCTTGGAAGATGCCTCCTCCACCACCACCGCCACCACCTGCGTCTGAGCCACCACCGCGACCACCACCGCCGCCGCCACCACCGACGAGAAGCAGGTCAAACAAACCTGAACGGTTCACTGTCAACGTGCCATCACTCGTGAACTCCAACAAAGTGTACGACTGACCAGATGAGGTAATCGTCGAAGACGACCCACCAGAAGCGTTCCCATACGGTGTGTATGCAATCTGTTGAACCTGATTACCGCTTACGTATCCACCTGGTCTCATGCGTTCACCGCCCATCGAACATAAACAATTCCTGAACCACCAGCGTAAGCGGTCGTGTTCCAGGAACCGCCACCACCACCGCCAGAGTTTGCGGTACCAGCAGTTCCAGCGGCACCGTTGCGTCCCGCGTTACCACCACCACCAGAACCACCAGAACCACCACTTGTGGTTCCAGAACCTCCACCACCTCCACCCTTGTAGGTAGTCCCAGCGCTTTCTCCCAAGAAACTTGAGATGTCCTTCCCTGCGCCACCAGCACCACCGTTGGTTGTGTTGGACGCGTTGCCACCTACCGCGCCCGCACCACCACCACCGCCAGCAGCAAGCCATGAAGCATCTTGCTGACCAGTTCCACCGTCATAACCCTGATACGAGTTCACGGTCTTTGCTGATGTGCCACCAGTCGAACCACCAGCCGATGCGCCAGAAGAACCAAGCGAGCCACCACCGTTTCCAAAACCGCCACCAGCAACACTTATGACGTTTGCAATAGCGGACGCTGCACCACTCGTTCCAGCAGCCGCAGAAGCGCCACCAGAACCACCAGCACCAACGTCGACTGTGTACGTTCCAGCAGCCATGTAAACAGTGAACTGCTGTACACCACCCGCGCCACCGCCCGCACCACCAAAGTTGGGGTTGGATGAAGTTGCGCCACCACCACCGCCTCCGCCACCACCAACTAGAAGAACGTCAAACAATCCTCCAGTGGTAACGGTCAGTGTTGAGTCGGAGTTGAAATAGATTCCGTTGTAGGTGATTCCAGCCGTGGTGAACGCCGACATCGAACCAGTAGCGCCAGTGGTGGAAGCGGTACCGTACCTAGTGTTCGATTGCGCTAGAAGCGAACTGACGTAGCCCAGTGTGCGGCGAGCGGTCATCGCTTACGCCGTAATCTGATTGACGAACCCGTGAATCGTAATGACGTTCGTTGTAGCCGCAAACGCACGAACAATCAACGCCGTAGCGTTACCTTTCAACAATAAACCAGGAGCCACAAGAACCAAACCAGACTCAGGCTGAACCGTCAACTCAATGTCATCATCTGGAGAAGTAGTGCCACCCCACTGAATGTCCAGAGCCACAGCAGAAGTGCTCGTATTCATCGCGTACAACCAAATCTCGTCATACGTAGTAGCGGTCGTTGAACCCGTATGAATCGTAGTGCCAGGGCTAGCAGTCGCCGCGACCTTGATGCCTCGACCGTCCGTCGAGCCACTCAACTTGACCTTCGTGTATGTTGCCACCGATGCTCCTAACTAAAGACCTGGACCTGAAGAACGTCTGCTCCCGCAGGTAACGCCGTCCATGTTACAGCATTGCCAGCCCCGTTCGCGGTGAGAACATAACCAGCGGTTCCAGCGGTAAGCCAGTTCACACCATTGGTCGCAGTTGAGTCAGCAACAAAGATGGTTCCGTTCCCGCCGACAGCGAGACGGTTCAAGACCGTGCCATCGGTAGCAAGCAAATCGCCCTTCGTGGTCAGAACAGATGCGACTCGGTTCGCCTGGTCTGCATCGACAGCGGTGAACACTGGGTAGCAGGTTGCACCAGCCGAGTGCGATGATGCTGTCGTGCCATCGACGCCACGGGTGATGGAGGAAAGCGATGAACCCGAACGGGTTGCAACCAGTACCTTTTCTTCGGTTGAAAGACCTGGGTCGATGACCATGTAGAACGGTCCGTTAGTGGTGTTGTTCCAGTTGGTGACATCACCAGTGAGAAGCGCCGACGTGTCAGACGAGTTGATGGCGTTCGTCAAGGTGCAAGCGGGAGCCGCACCTGCATATGACCGTCGTGTTGCGTATGGCATCTAAACTCCTAATCCGTTACCGAACGCATTGTAACAGTACAGGTTCCCTCTAGGTCCCAGTTGGTTTGATAGCCGTCTATCACCTGGAATTCGAGGTCCTCTACCACTACGGAGAATACTTCGGTATTTTCTTGGTAGTTTATCACGCGGGGGTTGGTGACCAGTTCGCGTAGGGTTTGGAGTTCGCGCTCGACATCAAAATAGTATTCGGAGTCGCGGACCCTGATGCGATGGTGCATGAGGATGGGGACTCGGAATACTTGGCTTCTGGCTGGGGAGGCGTAGGCTCTCGCCATCCAGCGGGTAAGGGTGGGTCCCTGGGTTGCTGATGCCCGTGCCAGTTCCAGTTTGAATTTTGCTTCAATGAATTTGGCTTGCGGACCCGTTGATACGGATTCCGTGGTAAGTGGTTTGTCGTGTGCGGTGAGCGAGGCGTATGTCCCTGAATCGCTGGAGATGTACGGGGTGATTGTTCCGTACAGGGGGGTGGTTCGGATGTCGAATTTTGCTACGAACTTGCGGTCAGGGATTCCCCAACGGTAGGTGCCTGTGACAATTTCGCCTGTCTCAACGAGGTTGTCTGAGTCTTCCGCGATGATGCCGACGCCGCTGACCCAGAAGCAGCGTTTGTTGTTGAATGTGACGAGACCGTTGATTGTTGCGGTGGAATCGTACATGAGGTCTGTTGCGTGGGCGGGGGTATTGGTGGCGATGAATGTGCTGAGGTCAAGTCGACCGAGTCCGCCTGATACCCCGTCGTAGTTCGTCCAAGTGAAATAACTGAAACGACCTTCGCTGGTGAACTTGGTTACTGCACTGGAGGTGGGGATGATTTGTCCTGCGACGAGGTTGCTGTTGCTGTCGGTGGACGCGAAACGTACACCCTTGTCGGTGCCGATGAGGACGAATCCGAGGTAGCCAGAGATGGCGGATACGACTTCTCCTGTGGGGAGTTCAAGTGCGACGACGCCTGCGTCGAGGGTGCCGTCTGTTTTGATGGTGATTTTATAGATGAGGGACTTTTTGCCTGCGTATCCTGCGGCATAGACGGCGTTTTGTCCTGTGGCTACACCAATCCATCGGAACTGCTGGTCGTCGGGGGTGATGATTGCGCTCTTGGAGCCGCCTGCGGCGATGGTGTGCAGAATGTGGTCGTATGCGCCGAACATGTAGTTCTTGGCGAAACCGAGCATGTAGTAACTGTCGGTTGAGTTGACGAATTTGCTAGTTGAAATAACTGAAACTGAGGTTGCTGGGTCGATGACACGGATACCATCAGAAGGGAACGCAAGATAGATGCGTGAGCCGTCGGTTGCCATTGCTGCACAGGTTCCGCCTGGTTCCCCTGTCGCATCGGACCAGGTTGGGGATGATGCGTACGGGTCGGTGGTGTATTTGACATCTGCGCCAAGTGCAGCATAGACGCGCCCGTCCTGTACCACGACATGGGCGGTAGTGGCGGCATTAGCAAGAGACACCTTCGTTTTTGGGAGAAGCGTCAACTGTCCCTTGGTCCAAGGGTCAACACCTTTGGACGTGTGGAATCTGTAGTCCTGTGCTTCTGCGGTGTCCGCATATTTTTGTCCCGCACCGTAATGCCATGACACTTCTCCTCGACGCCACAAACCTTGCGGGTTGATAGCGGCTTCACCAGGGGCGGTGGACTGGTCAACAGAGTCACGGACACGCGGCTCGAACCCTCTAGCAAACGTGCCTGCTTTCTGGTCGATGAGATAGGGGCGACCGTCAATGGCGATAGGGAAAACGTCTGGTACGAGTTGGCTGGTTGTTCCACCTGAAAAGAATTTTGGTGCAGGTTTGAAAGCGTCCGTGAACCTGTACAGGATGTCAGACACGGCTTAGTCCTTGTTGAGGAAGGTGGGGTATGCCCTTGCGAGTCGTGCGGCTTCAGCCTGGATGCGGTCACGGCGCAAACGAAGAAGATTCGAAACAGACCCAGCGACAGCGCCAGCAGTAACTTCATCGGCGCGACGGGTATCGCCTTGAGATTCGGTGAAGTTGCGCTTGATTTCCCGTGGCGACATCAAACGAATCTGCGCACCCAACGTCACAATATCCGTGACCGAATCCTGGACACCGCAAGTGCTGTTGATGTCGGTGGCTTCGGTGGAGGCGCTGCTGTATGGTGCCTTGTAGACGATGCGGAGGCGCCCTGGGAACACGCCCTGGTCAAAGCGGAGAGCGAATCCTGATGGAAAGTCGTCGGTTGGGACGTCGCGGACAAGGCGAACCTTGCGGGCGACAGGGTAATCATCGGTCATGTAACGCACAGAAACCTGGAGAATGTCGATGATGCTGGTGACGCCTGTCAGGTCAATCATGCTGTCGGAGCCGTTGTAGTCCAGGTTCATGCTCGTGACTTTGAATAGTCCGTGCATGGGGGATGAGAGGTCTGCGAGTTCGTCGTTGATTGCTTCAAGTACCTGTGCGCGTGGGAAGCGCGGGGAGACGGTGACGATTGCGTTGGCGCTATGGCTGGCTGCGGTCGTACCGTTGAACCCGCGCTGAACAGTCAGGGTCTTGGTGTTGGGGTCGGTTTCCCAGATGTACATGACTTCTGAGTCGATTTCGCATACTTGTCCTGGGCGCAACCCTTCCAGGTTGTATGACACAGTTACGCTCGTCGTGGACGAGTCGACACTAGAAGCCAGTTTGTTGCGAGCCTCTACTGTTCCTGAGAGCAGTTGGCGCAACGTCCTGTCAATGACGGTTGCGGCTGTGGTCACTTCTTCTTCTTCTTAGGCTTCTTGCCGTACTCCATCATGCGTTCCTTCTTGCCCTCAGACTTCTCGTGCTTCATCTTGGCAGCCTTGGACTTGTACTTCTCAGACTTCATCGACATGGGGGTTCCTTTCAGTGGATGGAGTTTACCACGCCTTACAAGACCAGTAACGCGCCTTTGTCTTAGGACCTGGATTGTCGCAGTTATGGCGGGCACGGAAGTTCTTGCGGCGACCAGGCTGCTCTTTCTTGATGGTCATGTTCGGGTCGCCAAACATCACACGCTTCACCTGCTCGCCAGCCGATACATACACCACAGACTTCTTGCGACCGTAGCCTGGCTCACCCTTCTTGATAGGGCGCGGACTGTTCAGCGAGACGTTCTTGCCCTGATACTTAGCCATTGCGTTTCGCCCATGCGTTGTCAACAAGGTTCGGGTAAGGACGCCCAGCCTTCTTTGCCCGTGCTTTTGCCGCAGACTTCTGCGACGCGGTCAACGGGGTTGACTTCTTGTTGGGATTCTTTTTATCCCAGAAAGCCTTTTTACTTGCCACGCTTCTTCTTCGACTTTCCAGCGCTAGACAACGCGATAGCGACAGCCTGCTTACGGGACTTGACGACAGGACCACCCTTGCCAGAGTGCAGCGTCCCACCCTTGTACTCGCGCATCACCTTGGTGATTTTCTTCTGTGCTTTAGTTGGCTTCTTCACTGGTCCTCCAGCAGATACCCTGATTCTTTCAGAACATCTCTAACGTTCAACACTACATGATAGGTCTGCCCAGGGGCAAGGTCTATGTGGTGGGCACCGATGTCGGCTTTGATTCGGCGGTTGACCCTGACGGCGGTGGTGACGTCCCCTGCCCGTACCCAGTTGGAGTCGACGGTGTTGCTGGTGGGTTTGACGATTTGGAGGAGTTGGTTGGCTGAGGTTTCCCAGTTGAACGCGGCGGTTTCTGGGGCGGTGTCGATTGCTTGCTGGGTGTAGCGGTCACGGTTGTTGTACATGTCCCAGAGCGCTTCGGCTAGTTCTTCTCGGTTGGGTTCTTCCCAGTTGCCGATGTCCGACCATTTGCCGATGGTCGCTTTTTGTGGAGTGGTGGAGATGCGATGGGTGGCGAGGTCTGAGAATTCGCGGTGACCGTGGGCGTCGGTGAGGATGGTGGGTATCCCTGCGGACATTGCTTGGAGTGGCATGAGTCCGAAGCCTTCGCCACGGGAAACAGACACGAAGCAGTCCATCGTGTGCATGAGGGCGGCTTCTTCTTCTAGGGTCATCCAGTCCCGATGCACCACCACGTTGGGGTAGTCGATGCGTTCTGGGGCAGACCTGTACGGGGGGACTATCTTGATGTGCAGTTCACTGTTAGGCATACCTAACATGTTGAAGACTTCTAGGACAACATCGAGTCCTTTGCGATGCCATTCGGACCCGCCGCATAGAATCTTGAATCGGTCCGTTTTGGGTTGCGGGTTTGGGTGCCAGATGGTGCGGTCTACGCCGAGGGGTATGACGTGGACGTTGTCGTGGTATTGGGAGAACAGGTCAAAGTTGTGGAGGCAGGGAACGATGACGGTTTGGAATTGGGGGAGGTACTCGAAAAATTTGGGTGGGAGTTTGTCTGATTCCCACATGGTGAGGATGGTGGCTTTCTGCCCGTGATACCAGCCTTTGACCATGTCTGGTTGCATCGCATACACCACATGCTCGGCACGGTCATTCAGCGTGACTTTGGTGGCGAGGGTGTCTCTCAGTGAGACGAACATTCGACCGTACCCAACATGGGGTAGGTCTGGTCCGATGAACGCTAAATGTTTGGCAGTATCCCCGTTTCTACCTGCCATGATTCCTGCGCTTTCTTCTCAACCTCGGCTGCACCGTCAATCTTCTTCGGCTGTAATCCGTTTGCACGGAGCCGTTTGTAGGCGGGCATATCCTTGTTCCAGTTTCGTTCCGTCTGATTTATTGACGCCACCTTAGCGCCCCGCGACGTGGTCGAGTTGGTACCCATTCGGATACCTGCGACCCTGCAACCGAAGCAGCCTTCGACATCCAGGTTGGGATGGGTTTCTCTGTGCTTCACGATATGTATGCTCCGTATCCAGCGGCGGTCAACGATGCGACCTCGGCTGCGTCCACTTCTGTACTGTGCCCACCATAGTAAACCTTTGAGATGAGCGTGTAGTCGGATGGTTGGCGTTCGGTGTAGGTTCCGTTGGTGAGCAGGAAGATGTTTCTGCCTCTGCCTGATGCCTCGATGTGGACGCCGAGTTTGTTGGCGAGGCGTTCTTCTTTGCTGATGGGCAGCATGGACATGACGTCTTGGATGATGGCTGGTACGACAAAGTTGTCTGAGGGTGGGGTGAAGGTTGCCATTAGGTGATGCTGGCTCCGTATCCTGCGGCAGTGAGTTCTGTTACTTCTTCGTCGGTCAAGAATATGTCATGCCCACCGTAGTAGGTGCGGGTGATGAGTTCTGGGCGGCGTGGGTCTGTGGTGGTGTAGGTGCCGTCGCTGAGACGGTAAAGATTTTTGGCGCGGATTCCTTGTGGGGTGTGAGCAAATAGTCGGTCTGGTGCTTCTTCGGAGAGACGTTCCGCGAATGGGTAGGTGCGGGTGGTGGGGACTCGAAAAATATGGGATTTCACCCATTCAGACAAAGAGGTTCCAAGACCAGAACCAGAGCCAGTGAGTCTGACGACCCTTGCACCAATAACCGTTGCTGTGCCAGCGCCAGCAGACGTAGCGGTGCGAATAGCGATAAGGATTCTGCTAGCAGACGAGTTTCCGTTCCCCGACCCTGATGCGGTTCTGTATACGGAACGGATTGTTGTTGCGGAGTCAGACCCGATTCCAGAGCCAGATGCGGTGCGTAGCCTGGTAACAAGAATGGTGGTTGACGCAGACCCATTACCGCTGTTTGTTGCTGCTCGCTTGGCAGTCAGTTTTGGTGTTGCGTTGTCGCCAGTTGTTGCACCGCCAGAGCCGTAACCCGTGCGCAGTAACCCAAGTTTGATGGTGTTTGCTGATGTGCCCGTTCCGTTTCCTGATGCGGTGCGAAGTTTGATGATGACACGAACTGTGGTTTCTGTTCCGATACCAGAACCAGTTGCTTCACGTCGAGCGGTTGGGGTTGATGCGGCTGCCTGTGTCCCCGTTCCTGAGCCTGTGGCGGTACGGAATCGGCTGATAAGACGGTCCGCGGTCTGGGTACCTGTTCCTGTTGCGCTGGCGGTGCGGAAACGAGAAATGAGACGTGCAGCAGTTTGGGTGCCTGTTCCTGAACCTGTTGCTGTTCTGTATCTGGAGATGAGTCGGGAAGCGGTTTGGGTGCCTGTTCCTGAACCAGACGCGGTTCGTTGTCTGGTGATGGTTCTTGCAGCGGTTTGGGTTCCCGTCCCTGAACCTGTTGCGGTCGTTTTGATGGTTGCAAATCCGAGATAGAAGCGACCGCCACCGCCAGTAAACCCGAATGAGAAGTCGCTTAGTTGGGAAAGTCTGAGTTGTGTTGTTTTATTGGTGAGTTCAAATACTGCGGTGCTGGTTGATGCGTTGGCTGTGCCGTTCCATCCGTAGGATTGGATGGTTCGCCCGTCGTAGTCGAGGATTGTTGAACCATCAAAGTATGGAAGCAGGGTTGAGCCTGTCTCTACAAGCACCGCATCAACCAAATAGACAAAAGTTCCCGTATACGCCTGTTGCACTCCAATGTCAATACCCATAAAAGCGGTATTTGCTGGTGTTGTGATACTCCGACTTATTCTTTGCCAACTTCCATTTAGCGCCGTGTTTGCGCCGTCAGAGGAACTAATCAACACATTGGAGGAGTCGTAATAGAATGTGTCAATATCCACGCCAATCGTCGTACCCGATGTTTGTTTGACGTACGCAGAAATGATGTAGGTTGAGTTTTCGGAAACTGGGATTCTAAGACCTGACGCAAAGTTCTGTAGACCCGAACCGTTGCCAGGGTTAGTAAGCGTGACTTGTACCGACGCTGTTCCAATGTATGCGTCGGTCGTGACCCTGCTAATTGTTGCCGCGCCAGTGCTACCCCAACCAGTCGAGTTCGTTTCAAAGTTCGGGTTCGTGATGAGGTTGGTGCGAGAAATTACCTCACTACCAGCACCAGACCCAGACGCAGAACGCTGCAACTTAGCAACATAAGTCCCACGATAAAACGGGTCAGTATGAACAAAGGCTTCAGTGAAGCCAGTCACCGCTGTTTTCGCCATAAGGGGCTATCCCCCTACGACTAGTCGAGAGTCAGCGTAAGAGAAGTAATCTCGAACGTATCGCCAGCAGTAACAGAAGCAGAAGTGGCAAGAGAACCAGTCCACAAACAGTTACCAGTAGTCAAGTTATCCCACAACGACCAATGCGAGTACGTTTCAGTGTTCGGAACATTCGTCCACGAAAGAGTCGCAGACGAAGCCTTAGAACCAGAAGAAGCAGCCGACCACGACACCGACTTACGAGTCGTGTTTGCGGCAGCGTTAGAAGTTCCATCTTCGCCAGGGTCGCCTGTGTGCAACTTGACATAAGCAGTAGTGACAGCGAACGACGTGTTGCCCAGTGTGTCAAGCAACTTGTTTTCGGCGTAGTTGGAAATCGACATCTAAAACCTTTCGACTGAATTCACTATAGCAAATAGAAAAGCCCCCCGCCGAAGCAGGGGGCTTCTCTGAACCAGACTGGGTCTAGTTAGTTCGTGCCGATGCTCGAAGACGATTCGATGCGACGGAGCGAAGCCTCGCGGAAGCGACCGTAGCCACCCAGCCAGTACCAGCCCAAAGGCTGCAAGCGCATGAGGTAGTCGGTGACGTTGCCGCGGACAATCTTCGGCACTGCGCCGTTTCCGTCCTGAACCGAGAACGCCTTGGCGAGAGCCTGACGTCCCATGATGTGCGTGCAGTACACGTCCACCGTTCCCGTTGAACCCGAGCCGTCCGAGGCGTTCGTGAACACCTTGGCGCGTGGCGTCTCAATGAAGCGAACCGACTCGAACTTGCCGATTTCGCCGTTGTAGATGCCCTCTGGGTTGACGTAGTTCGCTGGCGTGCGCCATGCGGCTGCGTCGGTTGCCGAACGGAAGTCGTACGACACGTCTGGGTGGATGAAGCCCATGTACGAGCCTTCGAACGTGGCGACGTTCGCGGCACGCAACTGTGCGACAACCTTGCGGACGTCGTCAGCGGCGATGATGTCCTCTGCGGCGACCGTGGTGCGGCTGGACGGGGTGCTTGCGCCACCCGTTGCGTACACGACGTTGGTGCCACCTGCGAGAACATCGCGGACGACCTGGTCCATCGAGTCGCCAGCGTTGTAGCCAATGATGTTGGCTGCTGCTGCATCGACATCGAGGAACGCGGTGCCACGCAACTTTGCGGTGGTGACGACTGCGTTGCCGTACTCGTTGAGGGTGACGGTCACCTGGCTGTCGGACAGCGCGGTCGGGGTGACGTCGGTAACCTCGTTGAGGGTCGACGTCGCGGCTGCGATGTCAGCGAAGATGGTGAATGTGACGCCCGAGCCAGGCATTGCCTGCTGGGTTGGCTGAACGTCTGCTGCCTGGTCGAACAGGAGTTCCGAACGCAACGCGAAGTACGCGAGGCGGTCAAATGCAACCTGGTCAACAGAGAGGGACGAGGTTGTGGTTTCGCCTGCCATGTTGATTGTTTCCTTTGTTAGTTGTTACGGATTTTGAAGTGCTGCTCGTGCCTCGTCAAGAATCTGCTCAACTTCCCGTGGCGATGTTGCTTCCTGCAACCTTCTCGCCCAATCAACTGGCGGCTGTGCGGTTTGTGAACCCGCCGCAATTTTTGCGGTACGGTTCCACGCCCTCGCCTCATCCGTCTGGTCGGGTGATGGTGGTGTAGAAATCAACTGCGCCTCAACAGCGGCATCCCTGATGGCTTCTGGGGTGAGGTCACCGTCGTAGCCTTTGAGAAAGTACTTGAACTTCGGGTCATTCGGGTCGATGCCCGCCTTGACGAAGGTCAGTTCTCTCTTTGCGGCTTCGGCTTCCGCTACCTGCTTTCGCAGTGCTTCGGCTTCCTTTTCCAGTTGCTTCATCCTTGCCCGAACTGGGTTACGGGTTTCGGTTTCTTCCATCTGGTCTTCGCTGTCGTAGTTGTCAAACTGTGACATTATGGCACTCTCCTTTTACCCACACCACGCTGGAGGGTCGTGGCGGCTGTTTGTTGATTAGTACACCCCATATGCGCCGTGCGAGTCGGGGGGCGCCCGCACAGGTTCCTACTCGAAAGTATCGTTACTTACTGTACACAGAATCAACTGTGTAGTCAATGATTACTGTCCGAGGGTGTTGAGCGCTGCGGCTCCACCTGATTCAAAAGATGCACGACGGCGACGTCGGGTGGTTGCTACTCGTTGTGCTGCTGGACCTGAGGTGCCGAGTACGCCCTCAATGAGTTCTTGCTGGGTGAGGGTTTCTTCGCCTGGGAGGGTTCCGAGGAGTTCTTGTGATTCGCGGACAACACCGAATCCTTGGCGGGCTGCTGCTTCGCTGATGCCACCCATGACGAGTGATTCGGCTTGTCCTGCCGTAAGACCGATGCCTGCCTGTTGGCGGGCTTGGGCTGCTACTTCTGCGGCTCGGGCGGACCTGACGACTACGTCGCGGGCGCGGGTTGGGTCAATGAAGTATGCGGCGAGGGTGCTGTCGTCTAGACCGTAGAGGCTTTTGAGTTCGTTCACGACGGCTGGGTCTGCTTCACGGACTGCTTGGTAGCCCTGCTGGACGCGGTATTGGATTTCGTCTGGGGAGATATCGTTGGAGATGAATCGTTGGAAGTCTTCTGGTGTGTCGTAGAAGTTTTCTGGCATGCCTGCGGAGCGGAGGGTGTTGCGGTATGAGGATTCCAACTGGAGGTATTGGCTGACGGAGTAGGCGGGTTTGCCTGCGGCGCGTCGTGCTTCGTTTGCGGCGAAGCGGCGTTGGAAGGCTGGGGTTTCTCGGAGTTGTACACCGATTTCGTCGACGGTTGAGGAGCCTGTGATGATGCGGTTGGCGAGGGCGTCTTTGATGGAGGTGACGAGTTCAGGGTCATCCAAACCGTAATACTTGAGGGTGTTGGTGAGGATGGTGGTAGCAGTCTCTGCGTCGGACATGACACGAGGACCCGTGACGTTTGAACCTCCGCCTCCGCCGAGTGGGTCCTTGCCGTAATCAGGGTCGCCAGGTGCGCGTCCCCACTTGTCAAGTACTGGCGGGGCTGGTGTGCCAGAAGCAAGCAGGCTGTTACGGAATCCGTAGGTGGCGTCAAAGGCTTCCTGGCTGCGGATGGCTTGTGCCCGTGCGCCAGCATCCTCAGTGATTTCAGCGAACGGTGAAGTCATTGACATTAGAGAATCCTTCCAAATGCCTGAGCGATATTAGTTGCAAGGGAACGTGCCTCGTCCTTGGCGTTCTCAGTCTTTTCCCAACCGTAACGAGAGTCGGTTCGAAGCAGACGCTCCCATTCACCTGTCGTCATGGTGCGCTTCTGACCGTTCTCCCCGCCATATGCAAGGGCTACCTCATATTGGGCTTGGGACATGTCAATCGTGTTCGGGTCAAGTTCAAGGAGTTTGGCGGCAGCCGACTTGTAACTAGCCGACAAGTCCTCCAGGGTAACGCCCTGGTCAATCAGGTTCGATAGGTGACCGTAACGGGTCTTGGCGATTTCTCGCTGTTGACGGGCGAAGTCCTCGTTGGTGATGCTGCCCGTGAGTACGCTTTCGATTCCTGCGTCAGATGCGGTGTTGAAGTATGCCTTGGCGATGTTGCCGACGCTGAGATAATCCGCGCCCTTGGTCGTTCTAGCGACTGCGGTCGGGTTGGCGTACGTTCCGTCTGGGTTGCGGCGGAATACTTCCTTATAGGTTTCTTGCTTGAGTCGGTCCCCAGACCAACCGAAGTTGATTGCCTGGTTGACGAAACGACCGAAGTCTGTTGACTCGAACCCGAGGTCGCCGACGACGGCTTTGATGTCACGAACCTTGCCCGATACAGCAAGTTCCTTGTAATAATCAACGGCTTCAAGTTCTGCAAGGAAGCGTTGCTGTCCTTCTGGGGTGGTGTAGTACTTCTCGTCGTGGGCTTTCTTGAGAAGGGCGAACAACTGCGGGTATTTGGTGCGGTCTACCTCGTCGAGAATCCATGCGCGTGATGGGAATGTCTGTCGGAACGTGGCTTCCCAATCGGTTGCGGACTGAGCCGTGACAGGGGTTTTACTTTCAACGGTTTCTTTGACCGAGTTATCCGACCTGGTTTCAACCTTGACCTGGGAGCCGTTGCGGATAACGGTTTTTGTGTCAACAACACGGACGCTGTCAGGGTTTGTTTGCTGGATTTTGGCTGCCTGTTCCGCTCCGAGACGGTCGGCGGTGGTCATGATTGGGGCTGTAGATGCCTCTATCCCGCCTTCACGGGCTGCGCCACCACGAGAAACAGTTGGCACAGAAACGCCTTCAAGCATCTTGTCCTGTGGATTCAACTGCTGAAGTTTGCGGAACGCTTCACCCAGAACCTTCTGCGCACCAGCAACATCGCCGCCTCTGTCAATGGCGATATTCAGGTTTCCTTGGGCTGCTTCAAGTTCGCCACGAGCCATCCGAATCTCACGATTCAGTTCATCCTGCGCCACTTTCGCAGTCTTGGCTTCTGCTGCGGCTTCACGGGCTGCGGTTGTACGAGCAGTTGTGGCAGCAGTTTCTTCTTGTTCGACCTGCTTGGCGACCTTTGCTCGTTCTGTTACGAGTTGTGCCAGGGTGTAGGACTTGTTCTTGTAGCGACCCTTCGAACCCGCGCGAACATTGGGGTCCGCGATGAGTTCGTCAAGAGCCTTGAGGTCATCAACTGCTGCCATTATGCAAGTCCTTTTATCTTCTCGTCCATCAAATCAAACAAAGAAAGCATCCCGACAGCACCAGCCTCAGCACCATACTGGGTGTCAATCGTGGCTTGCGCGGCACTCTGAATACTCGGAGCCTTCACCCCGCCAGTTCCTTCGGTGACTTCCATGCCTTCGTATGCTTTCACGAAGCGTTCAATCTGTGCTGGAGATAGGTCGCGTCCGAGGGTGTTGCGTGCGACGCTACGGAACGTGGCACGGATGTCCTCTTTTGCGGTGGTGCGAATCTTTCGACCCGTACCTTGTGGCGCGAACTCGGTGAGGAGCATGTTGAGTGCGACATCTGCGGTGACGCCACGGGCGTTCGCGTAGCGGGCAAGGTCTTTCGCTACCGAGAGGTCTTGTGAATCGAAGCCTGTTGCACCGACCTTGGATGAGCCGTAAAGTCCACGGCTTTGCAGGGCACGGAGTTTTGTGAGGCGTTCGGTGGTGTCCCCGAAATTGACAAGGATGTCGTAGGCTTCGTTTTCTACGTCGTATTGACCGCGGACGATAGTGCCGTTGGCGTCAACAAGGTTTTGTCCGATGTATCCGAATGAGGTTGGTCCTGCGGATTCGCGTACACGGGCAGATGTTGCTTCTGTGGTGGATACGCCTGTGGTGTCGGCGATGTCTTCGGGGTTGATGGTGACACCTGAGACGGCTCCTGTTACGGTGCGGCGACCGAGTTTGGTGTCTGGTTTGAGGGCGCTTGAGGATGACGCGAAGACTGGCGGGGCGGCTGCTGGCTGTGCTGCGCCCTGCCCTGTGTCGTTTTCTGCCATTAGTCTACCTCTGCTGCAAGTTTATCTTCGAAGATTCGTGAGAATTCTGGGGTTTGCTGAATAAGTGTATTCGCAATACTACTCAACCAGTCCCGAAGTGGCTGCGCCCTGTCGGAAGACAGGTCTGAAAGACCACCAACCTTGGCTTGTGCGAACGCTTTGTCTCGTGCATCAAGATACTGGCGGATGGCTCCAGCAATATCGTTGTCTTTGAGTCGCTCATCACCAACGGCACGCTTCAGGTCGCCGACGAATTTGTCGAGTTCGCCTGGGTTGAACTGGGCTTTTGCTGGGAATCCTGGGTACTGCTGGTTCAGATAGGTGCGCCATTGGGCAAGCCAATCGCGCTGTTCTCGACTGATTTTGTCCCCTAGTTCTGCCCGCTTGGAACGGTAGATGGACATGCCGAGGCGGTATTGGGCGGCTTCGACGATTTCTGGGGCGGTCAGACGGCGACGCTGACCCTTCTTGATTTGACGGTTGAACACCTCAAAGGAGAAGTCGTCTCCGCTGGGGGCGAAATAGCCTGCAACGTCTTTGTATTCGTTGAACAGGTCACTATTTTCGCGTTGCCAGTCACCGAAAGCGTCGGATACTTCAAGCCCACCAGCGACAGATTCGGTTTTGGAGGACAGGTAGATGAAGGCGTCTTCACCGAACTTTTTGATGAATTCCTGTACCGCTGTGTCGCGGTTGTTGGTTTGGAGTTTGTAGAACTCTTGGGAGATGGCGGATGCGATGATGTCTCCGCCGTCTGTTTCCAAACGGAAGTCAATTTGTGGGCTAGTTGGACCTGCGAACTGGAATAGGGCGCGAAGTCCTGCGAGTACGCGAGCCTTGTTGCGGGCGTCTGCATACAGTTTTGATACTTCGTTGGGGTCTTTCATGTCGTATTCGCCTGATTGGACGAGATACTTGACGACGTCACCGTAGGTTTGTCCGTAGACGGTGGACATGTCGGTGGTGTTGGCGCGGATGGCTTCGATTCCTCGTCGTGCCCATTGTGGTGCGAGCGATGAGACGCCTTGTTCGCCGTATGGGAGGATGAGTTTGCGAACGAAGTCTAGGCGTGGGGTGTCTGGGAGTATTTCGCTGGCTGCGATTTGTGCGACTGGTCCAAGACCTGGCAGGTTTGCGACCTGGAAAGCGCCTTTGACTGGGAATTGGAGGAGTGGTCCAATCCAGCCGCCAAGGGGCACGTTGAATGTGTGCTTGCCTGTGGCTTCGTCTTTTTGGAACCATCCGTTTCCGATGTCGTCTGGGTTCTGGTTGTTGTTGTTGACTGCGTTGAACACCAGTTGGGTTTTACGGATTCTGGATGGGTCCTCGACAAGATACTGGGTGTATTTGCCGAGGGTTTCGCGGAAGGCTGTGGCGAACGGTGCGAGTACCCGCAGCATGTCTTCAAGGTTGTTCTTTTGGTGGGCATTGTAAAGGATGCGCTGTACTTCTTTAGAGGCGATGCGACCACCGAATGATTCAAGTTGGGCGACTGTGGCGTCTCCGTTGGAGACTTGTCCGAAGATGCGGTTGTAGATGTCTTCGCCGCCCACATACTTTTGGACGGTGATGTTGTCAACCTTGCCGTCAGCAATAAGGTCGTCGTTGAGTTTTTGGACGTAGCGTTCAATGTTGCTCTTGAGGAGTGCCTGTTCTGATGGTGCGAGCAGGTTGGCGTTTTCGGAGACATGCTTGTAGAACGCTTGACGCCATAGTGGTGAGCGTTCCAGTTTTTGCTGTGCGACACCGACAAGATTTTCAAAGAACCATGACACACCCGTGTTGTATGCGTCGTAAATTCTGGACAGACCCTTTGATTTGTTGGGCAGGATTCGCTGGGCGACTGTGATGTTTTGGGCGAGTTTGTTTTGTGCGCCCTTCCAGTTGATGAACTCTCGATGAGCGTCAGTGCCGAGCAAAGCGGCATCATTCTGCTTTGAGGTAAAAGCGCGCCCCTTGGCAACTGGCTGTGCCGTAACGAATTCTCGGTCTACGGTCTGTCCTGGATTGAACGGGTCTGGGACTTGGCGTGTTTCCACCTTCGTAATGATTGCTTCACGACCATCGTCAAGTGTGACCGCTGCGCCGACACCGCGCTGGTTTTCACCGACGGCGTATTTGACATCATCTATTGGCAGGTCGCTAACCTGGTCGGCTACACGAACGTCAATGACGACACCTCGCGGGTCACGCACTTCAACAAGAAGAGGCACACGGTCATGCGCAACGATGAATCGCAAATCGTTGTCGATTGCCCCAGCGCCGCCTTCTGCCCTCAGGGTTCTGGCTACCCGTGCGCTTGCGTTTTGGTCAATCCAGTTGGCAAGAGCGACATCGTCTGTTACATCAAATGTGGCGAATACTGAACGTCCGCTTACTGGGTCCTGGAGGCGTCGACCACGCTTGAAATGGTCCAACACGATTTTCTTGGTTGGTGCGCCTTCGTCGCTGTTGAGCCAGTTGACAAGATTTTGGCGTCGCTCAGATGCAGGCAAATCCCACCAGAGTGCGAGGCGTGATTCAATCGGGTCTGCGCGAAGTTGACCAAGATTGTCAACGTATCCAAGCGTGTGCGCGGATGGGTCTACGCCACGGTTGACTGCCATCCAGTTGTCGTTTCGCCATAATGCTTCATTTGCCGATAGCGGGTTTTGTAGCCATTGGTAGACGGTGGCGCTTGATGCTTGTTTGTGTTGCTCAACGATGTCGTCGCGGAATCGTGTGCCGAATTCTGGTCCGATGTCTTCAAATGTGCGGACCTGTCCACCTTCTCCTGGGGTGAGGGCACCGATGAAGGTTTTGCCCATGACTGCCTGGAGATATTGGAATGGGTGCGAGAAGAAGCCTTGGTAGCCTGCGGCGGCGATACGGATATGGGAGTCAATCATGTTTCGCACGATGTAGCCACCCGTAGCAAGAATGACTGGTTTCCAGATTTCCTGTTGGAATTCTTCCGCGGCAGCAAGTAACTTGCGTTGGTCACCTTTTGCGTTTCGCACTACACCTTTCATCCATGCGCTTTCCGACAAGGCTCGGAACTTGCGATAATCGGGCATGACGTACATGTTGTCGATGAGTTGAACGACTGATTGTGGGTCGGCGAATTGCAGTCGTTCTAGTTCGTCTGGGCTGAATCTTTGAAGGAGGTTGTCTATCTGGTCTTGTGGCAGATAGTCCATGAGCATTTTGAAAGCGCCACCATCGGTAAGGTTTCCTGCTTCGTCCACGGCATATGCGCGAAGTTCGGCGATTTTTGCTTTTCCAAGGTCATAAGCGAGTTTGCTGACGTCCCTATCCCCGCCTGTTGCGAGCGAAATTGCCTGAACGAATCGTTCGTGGAGTTGTTCCATGCCGATTCGTCGTTCCGCTGCATCGGTGCGTGACAGGGTGTTGATTGCGTCGGCAATGAAGTTGTCGTAGGAGAGATTGTCAATTTCGTCGCGAAGTTCGCCGAGTTCTTTGAGGGTGTACTTTTTGCCTTTATATGTGACGGTGTCGCTACCTGCGGATAGCGCGCCTTTTCTCAAATCTTCAATAACGCCGATTTCGTCTTGGACGGTGGTGCTTTTGTCCCAGCCAAGTCCTTTGAGGAACTTGTCGTAGTTGGTTGCTCCGCGGGTACGGTCAATGGAGGTGCCGTCAAGGATGATGGAGTCTGTTGGGATTTCTGATGCCCAACGGCTGTTGCGCCAGGTGCGGTAGAGGGGGACTCGTTCGCGGAGTGCTTGGGTCGCACCAAGTCCACGAATTTCTCCGAGTTGGGTGAGCGCAGTTCCCGATTCGTCGACACCGCTTGCTGCTGCAAGTGTGGCTTTGACTTTTAGTGGGTCGTCGGCGTCGGCGAAACGGAGTGCTGTTTCAAGGTCGATGGAACCTTCTGGGAAGTCTTGGAGGATTTTTGCTGCGATGCGTGCGCGTTCGCGTTGTGCGGCTGGTCCTACCAGTTTTTTGTCTGTGATATTGCGTGTTGCTTCAGCGGCATAGCCAGAGATGCGTTCCGCCATTCGTGCGGCTTTGCTGTTTGAATCAAACCATGAAAAAAACTTGGAACCTTGGAAGGTTGCCATTTCTGCGGAGTTGAGTCCTGCTTCGCCTGATGCGATTTTTCTGGCGGCGTCAGCGACTTCTGCGGTTACGCGCTCAATTTTGTCGCTGGTAACGATGCCGCGTTCGGTAAGTTCGGTTGCAAGTTTCTGGGACAATGTCTTGGTTCCGACAAGACCTTTGACCTGTTCACCAGTCTTGGCTGCTTTGAACGCTTGACCGACGTACATGGTTGGGTCTGCATAGATTTGGACGGCTGCGTCAAGGAAGCCTGAGAGGATGGAGTATTCGCGGGAGCCTGGGGTGAAGACGAGGTCGGCTGCGCCGCGTCCGATGGTCCATGCGTGTCCGTTGATGGCGCCACGGAACTGGCGGGCTTTCTCAGCCTGAGCATCTGCGGCTTCGCCACCGAGAAAAAATCCGCGTCCAGCGTCCTTGCCTGATGCAAGTGCCCCAAGTTGGGTGGAGGCAAACCATCCGTCGACGCCTGCTGGGTCATTGCCTGAGAAAACTTGTGAGGCTGCGTTTTGTACGAGGTCTGGTGCGAATTGGAGCGCAGCGAAAGACCAGCGTGATGCAGCCTTGGCTTTGCCGTACACGTTGCGAGCAAACCATGATTCTTTTGGTTGCTGGTTCGGCTGATTGTTTTTGACGTACTGGTTGGCGGCAATCTTGGAGACTGCGTCAATGGTTTGTGGTGAAGGGTTGCTTTTTGCGAGGTCAAGGATGACGCGCGCAGGAATGTATGGGCTGTTCTTGTAGATTTGTGCAGCAGCCTGCGCTTGCTGTGGGGTGACAGTCTTGGAGAACTTGGCTTGTTCTTGGATGTTGTTTTGTGCGTCCCTGTCGTTTTGGTCTTGGTTTACAGGGTCAAACGCGGAGAGTCCACCGACCATCAGTATCCTTCTCGAACGTACGAGTCAATCATGTCTGCCAAATCTTCTGATGGGAACTGTGCGTACAATGCGCGAAGTTCATTCAGTACAGGGTCGTTGTTGCGTGGTGCGATGAATCCTGGGGTTGTTGGGGTGCGTCCTGGTCCGAATGGTGCGCCAGCGGTCAATGGTTCGTCGGGGCGTTCCGTTGGTCGGTCCAATGGTCCCATCTGTCCTGGTGTTGGGCGTTGTACTGGTGCGGTTGGGGTGGTGTCTACTGCTGCGGTTGGGGACTGTGCCATTGGGACAGCCTGTTGTGCGCGACGTGACGCTGCCGCTTCACCGTACTGTGACGATGGGGCGGTTTGGACAGCAAGTTTCTTCGTTGGGTTCCGTAGGTCGGAACGGTTCGGATAATTTTTTGCCATTTATCCCAGCCTTGATGCGAGTGAGAGAACGCTTCCTGGTGTTCCTGGTGCTTGTGCGGCTCCTGCTGGAGGTCCGCCGAGTTGTGCGAGAAGTCCGTCGATTCCTGGTGGTGGTCCCTGCATTGGTGCTTCTGCTCCCATTCCTGGCATAGCGAGTCCTGGCATTGCTTCTGGTGCGCCTGGCTCAACAGGGGTTGCCTGTCGCTTTTGGGCACGCTCATTGGTGCGACGCACCGCCTCATGCAACGGCACGTTTTCTTCTACCGTCAACTTGGTGAGGTAGGCGAGGTCGTCTGGCTGGTATGGTCCGTTCGGGTCGGCTGCCTGCGCCTGGATGGAGGACAGCAGTGCGGCTTCGACGGATTCAGCGGTGATGCGGTCCTTTTCAAGTTCTGGGTCGGTGATGAGCGGGTCGGCTTCACGCGCAGATTCCTTCGACATGAGTCCAGTGCCGAGACGCTGACCAAGACCGACGATAAGACCGTTGACGTCTGCACCCGATGACGGATAGTTGACGTAATGGAAATCGGTTTCCCACACCTTGTTCGGAACATAGTCAATCTTGCCGACCGATTGGCGTCCTGGCATGAAGAACGACTTGGAGGATGAACCCCAATATGCTTTCTCCATTGCGATAGCAATCTTGTCTTCTTCAAGAAGTGACTGAGCGAAAATGGATTGTGCTTCTTGTACACGGAAGTCGACGGTTGCTGAGAGGATGGATTCTCCGCGGCGACCCGTACGAATGTTCGTGCCAGACTCACCACCGAACTCAGCAGGGATAGCACCCTCAAGGCGCTCTTGACGCTCAAGTCGGTCGAGTGCGACATCGGTTTTGTATCCAGGGTTGGACTGTAACTGTTGAATGTCGCCACCCTTGACGACACCCAACTGTCCTGTCTTGCCGTCTGCAATCTGGATAATTTCTGGGTTCTCGCCAGGACGTGCGACAAGGTATTCGTCTGGGAAGATGCCGCGTTCAATCGCAATCTCGGTGAGTGCTTGCAGTCGTGCACGGGTGTAGTACATGCCCATGATTCCGTCGAACTGTCCACGAGGGAGGTCGAGGGAGATGCGTTGTGGGACGACAGCGAGCGGCATGTTGGTGCGGTTCGGCATGCGCTCAAGTTCGACGACTTCGAGTCCTGCTCGTTCTTCTGGTGAGAGTGTCTCGGTGTTTTCTGGTCCCATGACGGCGCAAACGATTTCGTTGTCGTCGACGTATTCGAGAATCATGTATTGGGTGTCGTGTCGGATTTTGCCCATTCGCAAACGTCCGATGACTTGTGGTCCGTAGTATTGGACGAGCCATGATGCTGACTTCATGTAGGTGAAGATGCAGTCTTCTGGCACCATGTTGTCTGGGTCGTCTGATGGTGCAGGGTAGGTGTCGAGAGGGTTGCGGATTGCCCATTGTGGGGTGAGGGTTTTGAAGTTGGGGCGCAGCATGACTGGTGCGCTGGAGTAGGCGAGGAGGTGGCGTGCGCGTCGACGGAGTTTCAAATCCATCTTGTTGCTATCCCAGATGGACAGCATTGCTTTGCGTCGTGTGCGTGCGAGTTCTTTGGAGCGTTCGTTTCCTTCTTTGACTGGTGGGAAGTATGGGAGTGGCATGGTTGATGCGACTCGCATAGAGGTCTGGTCAAGACCTTGGACTAGCAGGTTGGCTACTGAGGATTTGGCGTTGCGGTCAAGTTCGTTGAGTGGGACGATGATGTCGCCGTTGGCGAGGTCGCGGACTCGTCGCATTTGTGCGAGTACGGGTCCTTGTGCGTCGCGTCGTGCCTTGTATAGCGCTACGATTTCTTCAACGGTTTTCGCCACTCGTCATCCTCAAAATTTTTTGGTTGTGGCTTATAGCATACACAAGTGTCATATCCATGATGGTCGCCATTGTCGTGGGGGACGTTTCACGGTGACGAGGTTTGGTGCGTGGAGGCAGGCGAACCAGAGTGCCATTGCGAGGTCGGTGCCGTTCTTTTTGTCTCGGGTCCATTTGCAGAGTTCGTCGACGAGGGCGAGGGTTTTCCAGTTGCCGCGCATGGATGGGAGTCGGAGCGCAGACGAGCGGACGAGGGGTGGGAGGATGGCTTCGATTCCGAGGTTTTGGTCGAGTTTGTTGCGGCTGGTGGTGTGGGGGAGGATGTTGAGTGACCACATGGTTTCCCATTTGCGGACGAAGTCGTGTTGGAGGAGGAAGCGTTGGGCGGCGTTGATTTCTACGATGATGTGGGTGACGGGGTAGTTGAGGTCATAGGCGCGGTTGCACCATTCTTCGAGGATGCCTGAGTATTCTTGGGTGGTGGTGTTGTAGCCGAGGAGGTTTTCGGCGGTGAGTTTGGTGCGCTGAACATCCACAACGTGATACAGATTGTGTTGGGGCTGATACAGCATCCAGATAAGTCCCCAGAATTGGGTGGGGGACGGGTCAATAGCGATGATGGAGATGACTGGTGGGGACAGGTTTGGTGGGATGTATTCGGGTTGACGTTCCTGGTCAATACACCCGTGATATAACACCCCGTCTTTTCCGATGCCGCCTGTTATCCAGGTGCGGTCTATGAGGTATGACTCGTCGGCAAGGTCTTCTTGTTGGTAGATGACACGGAACCGTTCATTGTTCGAATGACGGAGATACGACAAATCTTTCCAGGAAAGCCTTTTAGGGTCAAGTAGTGGACCATTCGGGTAAGGCGGCGCATCATGTCTTCGACTTTTAGGACCAGTATCCAACTCCTCGTAGTACGCCCGATAAACAATATGCTTATATTTCTGTTTTTTGGGTGGTTCTGGTTTGTCTTGCAACGTGGTTGCCGTGACATCTTCCCCATCGTAGTCGTCTTCATCGAACTCATAGGTGACTTTGGATAAAACATGTGCGTAAAGGTCGCCTGCTCCGAGTCTTTGTCCGACGACAGCAAGTACGCCGCCTGGGTCTACGCGGGCTTCTGCCATTGAGTCCCATCTTTCGAGCAGTTTGTCACGGGCGGTTGATTCTCGTGCGTTTTCTGTGGAGGCAACGTCATCAAAAAGGCATAAATCGGCGCGATGCCCGATGAATTCGGCGTCAATACCATAGGCACGGACCGTTGGTTCCTTGTTGTCTAGCCCGTTTCCGTCTAATTGTTCAACGATGAATTCTTCTGCTCGCCACAAAGCACCTTTGTCGGAGGGTTTGAAGCGACCGTAGTCGATGGAGAGGCATCCTTGGGCGTCTTTTGCTAAGCCTTTGCGGGCGAGTTCGGGGTCTGCGAGCATCGGGTTGGGGCGTTCTAGGGTTTCGCGGATGCGGCGGCTGTACATTTTGGCGAGGTTCTGGTTGGCGGAGCCGATGAGTACGCGGATGGCGCGGTTGCGTACGATTGCCCAGACTGCGACGTCGTGGAAGAGGGTGGATTTTCCTGCTCCTGGTGGGACGTTGAGGCACACGAATTCTTTTTCTTCGGATTCCAAGAGTTTGACTATTTCGAGGGCGGCTTCAACCTGCCACGGTGATTCAACACGCCCCAAGTAATACTCTCGGAAGAATTGGAAGTCTTCGAGACCACGTTTGGCTTCTTCAGTAAGACGGTCTAACGGTATGGCTGGGGGAAGGTCGCCTGCTTCCTGCAACTCCATAGCCGCTTGCCACTGCTGTCCACCCTTCCTACGCTCGAATTTGTGGAGTTCTTCGGCTGCGGCGTCTGCTTTCGCTTTCGCGGCTTTAGACCTTTTGACCCAGTTGTAGCCTGTGTTTTGGTGGACTCCTGCGATGCGGCAGGCGTCTTTGACGGTGTGCCCTGAGTGGATTGCTTGCCAGAATTTTGCTTTGTCGTTGGCTGGTATTTTGCGTATCCCTTGCATGAGCAAAAATAAGGTTACACGAATGGTTGTAAATCAGTCAATGTGTTGTATGCTGTCGGTCAACTTCATCAAGTCCCTCATGTCGGGAGACACAGGGCGCGCATGGTCGTTCCACGGTTGCATGTGGCGGGGCGTAAACAGGGAAACCTGGGTAGACCTCTCATCTTTGAGTGAGGGGAGCAGCGTGATGAACGTCTTATCATCGAACAAAGGTGTCGGCTAGAATTTGCCACGGCGACCTTCCGCGGGGGCGGGAACTGTGGGGGAGGCGCTTATCGGGTGTGTAGCGTTGCATCACTCCCGCCCTCACATTCGTTCGGTTGGGCTGCCGCGCAAACTTCGTTTGCTTGCCCGCAAGGAGGGAGGAGTAGATGTTGTCGACGGGTTCGGGTCGCTGCGAGAGTTTTGTATCCGCTCACTTGAACCGTATAACAACCCCAACCCACACCACCCCAAGAGCATGGTTTATCCCCACCCATCCACAACAATATCCACAGCCCCAAACACAAATGTGCATCTGTCTCGAAACGGTATATAGGTATCTAGGGTACGCGCGCCTCGGCAGACCCCCAGTCAAAAAAACTGACTGACCAGTCAATTAGTAACCCCATACCGCTAACTCCTGCTACCAATGTGCTAGCAAGAGCAAGCAGTGGCAGAGTGTAAGGGTCGCCTAACAGGAAAAGATATCGGGGGGCGAACAGGTGTTTGGTTCAGGTGCGAACGGGTGTTCGGGGAATGTGTTGGTGATATATCAGAAGTATATGACGGATTGGCTTGACATTCTTCCCCCTGTCTGCTATAGTGGTGTTTGTAAGGGAAAAGGGGCGAAAAGCCCCCCAAGTGAAAGGGGCAAGGAATGACACGCAAGGACTATCAAGCGATAGCGGAGGTTATCGCTTACAGTGTTCGACGATGGGACACTGAGACCGAGGGGAACACTCCCCGCGAGGTTCGTCAAACTATCGAAGAAATCGCGAACGGAATAGCGGAGGTCTTCGACTGGGATAACCCGAGGTTCGACGCCGACAAGTTCTATCGGGCTTGCGGACTGTAGACCCCGCGCCTCGCGCCTTGGGCGTGCCGATTCGATTCGGACGAGGCACTAGCAAGGCTTGACAGTGTTCTAGTCTTGTGATACAGTAAGACATACCAACAACAACAGCAAGGGGAAACAATGACAGTAATGACGCAATACCGCGCCCACTTTACGGGGGCTTGGGTCGCCCAGTGTCCGAATTGCGGAATCGTGGTTCCGTATTTCGACGAGGATGACCTGAACGAAAACGGCGAATTGACCTGCTACTGCGAGGAGGAAAAATAATGTTCACCGATACAGCGCAAAAATACCGAGACAAGTTCACTATCGGATTCACCTATCACGCGGACTGCTACTGCTACGACTGCGGAGCAGACTTGCCAGAGATAGACCCCGAGGGTAACGAAAAGCACCCCGTAGCCACTTGGGACAGAGCAGAGTGCCCAGACTGGACTTGTGGCAAGTGTGACGCACCGATAGACAACTGGGGCTACTGACCCCAATACCCCTAGCCCGTATCGACGGCGTAGGTTCGTGACCTACTAGGGGACGACGGACACAAGTCCGCAACAACAACAAGGAGGGCAAAAAATGGACATAGTGAAGAGGGGCGACACTTATGTTGTCGTCGTGAATCAGGACGAAATCGAGGACATTCGGCGCGCACTGTCGGTAGAACTGGACAGGAGAGAGACGGATTTCTGGAATGTGAACGAAATCAGAAGCACCGATAGCGTGACCGTCGAACGAATCCGTGAGAGGTATCTCAGGGCGGAGCGTAACTATGTGACGGTGTCGCAATCCATCAGGGGGAACAAATGAAAGAGGAACACATTACGACGGGAGGAAACTACAAAACCACCGTCGAAATCATGCGAGCACTATCGCAACTCTTTCGGAACCTAGGCGACATAGCAACGGCGAACAACTGGGAGATAGAGGCACTTGCGGAGGAGTCCCGTGGACGGTGGAAAGAGGTTTACTTCGACGGGAAGGTCATCAACTGACCCCAATACCCCTAGCCCACCGTAGGGTGGCACAAGCGTCAAGGCTTGACTAGGGACGATACATACGCTAGTGTGTATTACAGTTAGACATATCAACTACAAGAAGGGATAGCAATGGAAACACAAGAGCAAGAGCAGACCTACACCTACGAGGGCTACCTACTGGAGCACTTCTACGGTGAGGGCGACCCTATGGAGGCGTTCGGGGTGTACCTCGACAACTTCCACAAGAAGGACGCACAACTCACCGAGGACGAATGGTCGGGACACTTCTCAGATTTCGAGGAGGCATACATCGGGGAGATGACGGTCAAGGAATACGCCGAACAACTTGCCGAAGAGAACTATCCCGAGGCGGTCAAGTGTAAGTATTTCGACTACGACGCCTACGCGAACGACTTAGAGCGTGGTGGCGAGGTATGGGAAACCGACGGACACTTGTTCCGCAGTTACTAACAACAACACAACACAGAAGGGAAACAACAACATGAACACGCAAGAACAAGAGCAGACAGTCTCAGTATGGGACTATCTCGAACGAGAGAACACGAAAGCACCGCAAGCCGAGGCACTCTATCGTTGGGGTCTCAACTGCGACCGATACAACAACCCGTTTCTTCTCTATCTCGACCTCATTGGATGGAGTGACGACAACTACGGGGCGAACGTCGGACAGCACACGCGACAGGGATACATGGAGGCGGACTATCTCGCCGACGCCCTCAAAGAATGGGCAGTGAACCCTCACGCCGTGGAGAACTGGCTTGACGACCTCATGGAAACGGAAGGGGTCTAACCGTGAACCTTGACACAATGGAACACGCCTATCTTCTCTACGGGCTACAAGAGGGCGACTACCTTGTCCTCGACTGTCTGCCCACAGGGTCGCACCTCACGGCAGGAGAATTAGAGAACACGCACGCCATATGCGATATCTCGCATTGGACACAGGACGACCTCGACGAGTTCGCAGAGATGGGGACGGGCAACCAGTACGCCATCGTCGAACAGTTAGAACTGGCAGTATTCGCACAAGAAATGAAAGGAAACTAAACATGAGATACGCAGTACGCGCCGACCTAATCGCACAAGACCTAGCAATCCCTGACGCAAGACGTGACGAGCACTACACCGACGACTACGTTCGAGGTCTCACGTTCATCGCATGGGTAGATGACAGCACCTATGAAGATGACGAGGACGGGACGGTCGCCAAATTCCACAACGCCGAAGGCGACGAGGTCTATCTGTACAGCATTGACCTTGACTACATCAACGAAGGAAAACAACAGCAATGACAACCACAGCACAAGAACTGTCAGCCAACATCGGCAAGACCGCGACACTCAAAGTCGCAGGAACAAGCCTCGCGTTTGAGGTGACGGTCATGGACGCACGGAAACGTTACGGCAACCTCGACTACAAGGTGAAGCCCGTGGCAGGTGAGGGTGAGGCGTGGCATCAGTCCACCGCACTCAGTTTTTCGCAGGTTGAGGAGACCCAATGAAATCGGGGTACTTGACAAACGAACAAAAGTGTGATACACTTGTATCTGTAGGCAACGAGAAGGGGAGAGGAGGTGAGGAGATGGGAACTACCAAAACATTTTGGGGCTGTCCAAAATGCAAGCGGGAGTTCACCGAGGGCATAACCCCACACCATGTGCGGACATTCATGGACCTGTCAAGTCCGAAGGTCTTTGAGAGTCCGTGCGATGGAAGCGGGGAAAAGACTGTCAGAATTGACAGGCAGACCCGAAGGCGACTCAAGTAACACAGGTCGGGTGACTGGCAGACATCGGGGTTCGAGTCCCCGACACCCACAAGGTCGCAAGACCGACACACAACCAACCAGAAAGGGGACAGCAATGAAAGTAACAGCAATACGGTCATTCACCTACGACACCGAAGAAATCAAAGACACCATACGGGAACTCAACAACGACCCGAACATGGAGGTCAGCGACGACGAAGCGATGGACTACATCAACGGTTACATCGAGGAAGATATGCGGTCGCCACTTTGTCGGCACGATGTCGTTGTGGTGGACGAAGACGGAAACGAAATCTAGGAGGGACAATGCAAAAGCAAGGGGTGACAATCGAGTTCACGTTTCCCGCGTACTGGGTCGCACAGGACTTCATCGAAGAACTGTTCGAAGCGTACCGAGAGATGGGGGGCGAGTCCGCAACCCAAGTGTCGGCTCAAGTCGTCGGCAGTTGGGTCTTTGACAAAACCAAGGAGGAACAGCAATGAAAACATACACACCGCAAGAGGTCGCCAGCCGACTCGACATCACCATCAACAAAGCCCAGTCACTCATGGCATGGGCGAAACGAAAAGCGATGAGCATGTCCATCCAGTCACACACCACCAAGACGTTCTATCTAGAACACGACGAGTGGGACAGCAAGTTTGGGGTGGACATCAACTACTACATCGGGGTCGATTCCGTCCTCAAAATCATCGCCTACCCCATCGACGAGACAGGGCAGGTCGATACCGACACCAGCCGTGAGGTTGTCCTCACTCGCACCAAGGTCAAGGCAACAGCATGACACGAACCGTCCTGACACTTGACGAATGGGAAACCATGTTCCAGCCAGTCATCAACCATCTCGACCCCGACGCCTCATGGAATGACAACGAGCGGGGCGGAATCATGTTTGAGACCTACGGCACGGAATATGAGTACGTCTCTCGAATCATGGAGACACAAGGCAGACATCATGTTTGGACTTGGGTCGACGGACATGACGGCTCATACATCGTGAACGGTATGAGATTCATCAACCGAATCGGATACTTTCTTACCGCCGTACCGTGGAAAGTCAAAACCGAAATCAAGGTGGATACCTACGGCGATGGGGTCGCGCAATGAAGGTAGGAGACCTCGTCACCATCACAGGCAAGCACCACCAGTACTACGGACGCACAGGCACAGTCCAAGGCGTAGTGCCTGACAAGTACGGTCTCGCCGTAACAGTTCTACTCAACAACGGTATCGCCGTGTTGATAGATGAAAGCAACATCACACCAAACAAGAAAGGGAAATAGCAATGACAACCGAAACAATGCAGGTTGCCATCATCCGCCAGTTCGAGGACTTGCGCATGATGGTATCCACAGCAATCCGAGACAACATCATCCCCCCATTCCAAGGGGTTCGTATGTTGGAGCAACTCAACGCGACCCAGTATGCGTTCGAGCAGGCGATGGGAGCGATGGCACAATGAGCGAAAACATCCGAGTACTCATCGTGTTCCTCTCTATGGTCGCCACGTTCTGTGGTGGGTTCATGTTCGGGCGAGACATCGAACGCTACGAGGAACGGAACCGTCGCCGTGAAATGTACCGTCACCCCGCAGGTAAGGGTCGTTGATGGAAACGATGATGGACAAACTCGAAGAATGGGTACATCACAACATCCCATCGCAGGGCATGGCACGCGACGTCGTGGACATCCTCGTCCGTAGATGGGGGTGGACTATCACCATCGAAGACATGGCACGGTTCGAGGAAGACCTCGACAAGGACATGATGAGAGGTGACCGATGAGACGATTGCTTGCGAGCGTCAAGTTAGAGCGTTATCTGCGTGCCGTGCGCAAGCGACCCGTGTTCGTGGTTCGTCGTATCGTCGGTAGACGAGGCTACGGCTACTGGCTCGGGTCTCGATACCGTCACGGGCACAGTTTCACCCGAAACCCTGAACGCGCCATGCGTTTCATCAGTGAACAGCACGCCACTACGGAGGCTGACAACTCCATGCTGTACAAGCACGCAACCTACCGTGTCGAAAGGCTACAAAACTTGTAGCATTTTGATAGGCTGGTTGTTTGAGTAGCCCTGCTCCCGAAGTCCCCCCTTCGCTTCGGTCGTAGCGGGGCTATTCGCTTTCTCGGGTTAGGTCAGACCCAACAAACACCCGAGTCGCACTCACCATCGTTGAATGGTTGGAACAAAGACGGGGTCGCTTCCATCACCGCTTCACGCAACGGGATAAGTTTGCGTGTCATGTACGCCCGCTTGTGACCAAACTTGTCTGCCTTCTCATGCAGGATGTCTTCGAGTTGGGCTGACTTTTCGAACAGTTCAGGTTCGTCGCGTCGCATTTCAGACCACACCTGCATGGAGTGCCAAGGGCAGAAGAAACACGATGACTTGGGAGGAACAGGCAACCCTGCGTCGGCAATGATTTTCACACAGTCGGTTCTGCTGAGACCCAACTCAAGTAACGGGAAGACGCGACGTTCAAACTTGGCGTCACTCTTGTTGTTTGCGCGGTGCATTTCGTCGGTGCTGATACCTACGGCTACGACTGCTGGGTCCTCGGCGGTTGCACCATTCTGCTTTATCCATTTCTGTAGCACCTTGATTTTGAAATCCACTGTGCAGTGGCGGGACGCTGGCGCACCGTTGGAGAGGCGCACAGGGATAGGGAGGGAGCGTTTCTCAGGGTGTGTTGCTCGACCCCACAGGGTTTCGATGTTGCCGTCTTTGGTGCGACGGTTCAGTTCGTGGATGGCGATACCTTTGTCTTGTGCCCACGGAACCATGATTTCTCGTACGAACTTGAGTGTTGCGGGGTGTTCGCTGTCGTCTCCTGTGTTGGCGAATAGTGCCGCGGTTAGTTCACCGCCCATGATTGGTTCGAGTTTGCCTTGGGTCGCGAGCACGATGAGTGCGGTTGATTGGACACCACCGCCGTAACTGATTGTTCTAATGGGCATTTCGGTTCCTTTGCAGTGTGTGGCGTTGGCGGGGTGTGAGACCGCCGAACATTCCGTAACGGTTGATTTCGTACAGTTCTGCCTCCATTGCTAGTTCGAGGCAGGGCTTTCGGTGTGGGCAGAACGCGCACACTTTTCGTGCTTCGGCGTATGGGTCTTCGGCTTGGTATCCGCGTGCGATGTCAGGGAAGAAAACCTTTTCGTCCATTCCTTTGCATGGGGTGTCCCCCCACCATTCAAGTTTCGTCATCTGTAAATCTTTGGGTATCGCTTCGACGCCCATACTTTCTCCCCTTTCCTAGGTTGTGGAACAAAGACCTTACACCGACGATTGAACGTCAGTCAAATGGCTACAGGTTCCACTGTGCGTCACGCACCATGTTCAAACAGCCGAGGTATCCGCACGCATCGACGAGGCTGTCGTGATGCCAGTTGCCCTCGCCCATTGCTGTCCTAAGACGGGACAGTTTGACGGACACCATAAACAGGATGGCTTGTTCGACGGTGAGGTGTACGCCTGTCAAGGTTTCGAAGATGTCACGGGTCTGCGTGTAGTCCTCTAATGGATGGGAGTATTGCTTGTGTCGGTCACCCGTGATGAGGTCGTATGCCTCCATCAAGACTTCAGCACCATCAGTTCGCTCGTTCATCGTATGGATTCCTCCATTTAGTTGCAGGGTTGTTTGCTTCGATTGCTTCCTTTTGTTCGCCTGATTCATACAAGCGCATCAGGAACACGCATGGGTCTGAGCCG